ACCTCCTTTTCACTATTTGTTAAGTAATATAATTTAAGATTAAATTTAATACTACGTTCTACTCCACCATATCTATATATGTTAAATGGAGAGCCCAAATATTTAGATGGATTCCAAGTAGGAGTTACATCTTCCGATAATCCAGTAATAGAACCTATAAATGGTACATTAAATTCAACATTTCCAATATCATCTATTATTTTACCAAATGTAACAACAACGTGTCCATTTTTTTCAGCATCTTTTAATTCAGTATCCGTTATTGTTGTTTTTAATCGTAACTTATGCCATTCGTTATTCCAACTACCACCTTCTGTTGGTGTTCTTTTTGTAAGTACACCTGTTTTATCTTTATAGTATTCTGAAAATTTTTTATTTTCTTTTATAAGCTTCTTACCATCTTTTCCAAGCTTAACACCATAATTTTCATCCTTATCAGCTTTTTTTAATTGCTTTTTTAAATCCTTTAATCCACCCTTTGCAAGTAAATTATTTGCAGTATTGAATAATGTACCACCGATACTTGATGCACTTTGTGGAGCAAATAATGCCGATGGTGATGGATTTGTTTTTATGAAATATGGGGTATCCGCTTCAACTGCATCTCTTAATTGTTGTTGTGTTTTAAATAAAGATATTGGTTTTGAAAAAACAGTGTCGTTTTTAAATATAGTATCGGTTGGTCTATTTGCAGAACCTCCCAATAAACCACCAATTTGATTACCCACTAAATCTGCAATTGCGTTTGGGGATGATGTAAGTAAAGCAGCACCTCTTGGCGGATTGATAAATCCTCTACTTTCGATTATAGCCATTCCGCTTAATCCGTAAAGTTCTTTCTTTTGTGATTTAAAAAGGTCTAAAAGTGTTGCCATTTATAGTTTAGTATTTACTATAAATATCTTTATTATAAATTATTGGAATCTGGAAACTCCGTAATTTCTACGAGCTTGATTCAGTAAAGAAGTTTGTAGGACTTTACCATTTATATTGATATCGGATTCGGTTGCCGTATTTGTACTAATTTGTTGTAAAAATTGAGCATTTACTCCTAACATAGCAACAATCTCTTGTTGTAATTTAGTATTATATTGAGCTTCTGTTAATGCTATTTTTGCTTTTTCAACTGCCGCTTGCTGTGCAGCTGCCTGTTTTTGTCCATTTGCATTAATAGCATCTACTGTTGGTTTAGTTCCTTTTTCAACAGGTTTAGCTGCTGCTGCCGCTGATGCAGGAGTTGCTCCTCCAAATGCACCCATATCTCTAGCAGCAATTCCAGCATCGATTGCCATTGATGATGCAGTTCCAACCCCCGGTGCAACTAAATCCAATAAACCTGCTCCAGCTGATAAAGTTTCTAATCCGGCTCCAGCCCAATCACCACTCATCGCTCTATCTATTGCAAATCCCATACCAAGAACAGAACCCAATATAGGAATTCTTTTTGCTAAACTCTTACCAAATGTTTTAGTAGCTACTTTAGCTACACTTTTTTCTGCAATCTTTGCAGTTGTTTTTTCAACAGCTTTGGCAGTTGTTTTTTCTGCAACTTTAGTAGTTGTTTTTGTAGCAGTTTTTGCTGCGGCTTTTTCAGTTGTTTTTGCTACGGCTTTTTCAGTTGTCTTTGTTGCTACTTTTTCAGTTACTTTTGGAGCTACTTTTTCTCCACTTTTAAATACATTTTTTAATAAACTACCACCTTTATTCATTAAGAATGTGGTAACAACTGCGGCAATGGTTGATATTAATGCGGTTGTCAACATTGTTTCTGCATTTTTTAAGAAACTTTGTTGGTCTCTTTCATTCATTTTATCAGCCAATTTACCTACATTGTTGATAATGGCATCTTGTCTTTGCATTTCTGCTGCCGCATTTAATCCTATACGTTTTAATTCAGTAGCTGCTTGAATTTGTGCATTTGCTGCTGCTAATCCTGCTTCAGCCGATTGTTTAGCTGCTAAGTATGTCTTATTACCACTTTCAACACTTTTTCCAGTCAATTCACCTCCAGTAGTTCCATTTCTTTGAGTTATTTTTTGAATATCATTTAAATCCATTCCACCCAACGCAGATGATAATTGTTGCTGTTGGAACATATTCATTTTAGCAGGGTCTAAACCTTGTGCTTGTAATGCTTTCATTGCTCCTTCGCTATCACCACTCATAAATTTGGTTCTAACTTCGGAAAGATTTACACTTTTACCAAGCATCGCTGATAAACTCATTTCGGCTTTGATACTATCTTTATAGTTCAAAACCATATTTTGCCCAGCTTTAGCTACTGCATTAAAACTTACACCCAATGATTTAGCGTAAATTACTTGCTTTGCTAATTGGCTAGTACTTTTTATTTGATAACTTATTGCATCTTTAGATGCTTCGGCAATTTCAGTCATTGCTCCTGCTAAATTTACACCTGCTTTAGAAGCCATACTTCTAACACCTTCTTGTAAATTTAATGCAGTTGATTCGGATACCTTATCTAATCTTTGAAAAACATCATTTATAGATGCAATACTTTCAGTAGATTGCCCTGTTCTATCAGCAATTATTGCCATATCAGCCGCAACCTTACCACTTGGCATTTTACCAGTTGCATCAGCGGCATCTTGCATCGCTTGTGCTATCTTATCTGCGCTAATTCCTGCCAATTGCAATTGAGCCGCACCATATCCAACACTACCTAATTTATTACCAAATAATGCCGTTTTAGATGCCGCCTCAAACGAAGCTCCCATTTGTTGTACAGAAGCACTGAAATCAAGCATTGCTTCTTCCATAACAAAATTACGACCTCCAAACATACCCATATCAACTTGTTTGTTGATAGTATCTATTTCACCCGTTAATTTTGCTATTTTTTTATCATATCCAGCAATAGTTCCTAACTTATTTCCTATCAATCCATAGTTGTAAGCCATTCCAGCTAATACACCGGCTAGTGCACCCAATGCTAATGACAATCCCTTACCACCATTAGTTGCGGTTTTCATTACATCTCCCAATTCTCTCATACCCTCAACACCGCTACCAGCTATCCCATCAATTGAACGTTGAAGTCCTCCAAATGCTTCAGCTGAAGCTTTTCCAAAAGATTTAACTTCGGCATCCATATTTTTCAATTGTTGCCCAAATGCTTCTTCTGCTTCGGTTGATAATTCTATTTCTGAACGTATTTCGGCGTAAGTATCTCTTGCTTTTTTAATTTCAGCATGATACTCTTCAGTTGTAATGTTTCCTCTTACTCTTAATCGATTTGCTTCAATAATTGAAGCTTGATTTTGTTTATAAGCTTTTTGTATTCTTTGAATAGATTTGTAATCCGAATCATTTATTTTTCCATTTTTCGTAATTACTTTCGAAATACTATCTAATACAATTTTTGTTTTTTCTAATCTTTCAGATTGAAGTTTATAAGCTTTTGTATTTTTACCAATTGTATTGCCAATACTAATTAAATTAGTATCCATTTCTTGGTAATCGCTTAATTCGGCTTTATTCGATTTTTCTCTTTCTTTTTGAACTTTTAAAAGAGTATCATAATTTTTTTTACTCTTTGCTAACGCTTTGTTTTCAGCTTCCAATGCCTCAATTCTATCAAATTGAGCTTGAGTTATTTTTTCTTCTAATTTATAAAGTTTTTCGGCTTCTTTTTGATTACGCACATATGCTTGAGCTTCAGATTCTAAAGCAATTATTCTAGCGTTTATATTATCTGCACTTGATTTAGCCATTCAGACTGAAAGAATTAATAATTATGATATTTCTTCAATAACGAATCTATTTCCGATGTACTCATATTAGATTTTTTTAATAAATCCCTAGTACTTAATAATAGTTTTTCACTATCTGATTGCCAAGCTTTATATGCTTTATCAAATGCAGGATTATTAGTTGCATCTAATGCACTTTCTAAATCAGCATCTTGTCCCTTTGCTTTTTTATCATAAAACAAAGATAACAATTTTGCTAAAACATTTACTTCAACTAATAATTTTTTTGCCATTATTTATAGATTGTTGTTATATTTTATTATAAATATTACTTTCTTTTAGTTTTGGATGAATTGTTAGATTTTGATGTTACTTTTTCCATTTCAGATTTTTCTTCTTCTTTAGCTTTAAGTAATTCTCTCCAATAGAATTCTCTTAATTTTATAGGCATAAAGTATAAATCATGCCAATTAAATCCACCATTGGCATAATATATCATTTGAAAAATCTTTTGATGTAAAACTACAGAGTGATTACTCGCCAGGGTAAAAAAAGTCTACCCCAAATGGGATACGAAGAGCCTCCTTCTCTCCGGTGAATGGCGATTCGTAATCAAATTTTAAATCCAAATCAGGTGTAACTTCGGCTATTGCTTTTCTTAATCCTTTAGAATCCCCTGCTAATAATCTATTAGATACAAAATTACTGATAAATCCTAAATCTCTATTTCCATCAACTTCAACAATAATTCTTCTATATCTTGTTGTTATTTCATTTGATTGTTTTAGAGTTTTTTCATAAGCTTCTATATCTTTATTAATAGCTAATTCATCTCCGTGTGTAAGTAATTTAAATTTGATTGGAGTTTTAGAAATCGGTAATATGAATTCATATTCATTTTTTCTATTTAATTTAGAATAATCGATTTCTTTTATTTTTATTTGAGCTAAATCAATCGTAACAGGCACAGGTTCATTTTCAACCGGGTCATTTACAGTTACCTCATATTCAGGTCCAAATGCTAGAACTCTTGATGATACCAAAACAGCGTTTTTATCTCCAATCAATAAATCTTCTGGTTTTACTCCCTTTTCAATAATGATTGATTCCAATAATTTATCAATATGAATTCCTTTACGAATTAAGTTTGTAGAAGTAAGAATATCTTCTTCTTTTGCTGTCATCAATTTAATTGTAATTTCTCCTTTTGCTAAAGGATGTCCTTCTGGATAACATAATCCTTTCGATGGTAATGATATAACCTCTGTTGGAAATGGATATGATGTTTCTTGTTGAAATTGTGGTTGTGTACCCAATCCTCTTGTAACGTTTTGCTCTAAATTTTGTTCCATAATTATAACTTAATGTTTATATATAAGTATATATAAAATAAAAAAGTGGTAAGGATTTCCCTCACCACTTTATATATCAATTAACAAAATGAAAAATTTTAATACCAATCTTTTGATTCGTAATAGTCTACATTCGCATATACTTTAATGATTTTATCACCATTTTTATGTGCACTATTTAAATATTCAAAATATTCCTCCTCACTATGTGCAGGGAAATCAATATGCCACCCCTCATTAGTAACCACTTCAATACGGACATTTTTATATGCCTCAATATAGCCACTCACTTTCGCTGAACGATATTCATCCGTTTTTTTAAATGTAAACTCAAACGAAGATAATTCATTCATTTCTCCAATAACTTCTGCTTCCATTTCCAAACGGTCAGCAAGAACTTCAACATCATAAGAATCGTATAACATAATTTTAGATTTTAAGGATTAATATTCAATTAACGAAACCGGTACGTTGTAAGAAGCGAACCCGCCAACCACACGCAGATTAGCTTTGGTTCGATTAATTTTAGTAACCTCCAACTCTCTACCTCGTAGTTTAGGATGATTGACCTTTACTTTCATACCTATACTTAAACCTACTTTCTTTTGAAGTGATTCAATGGTACGTTTTTGTTTAATTAAATCAACTACCAATGAGTTGATATTGCGTAATTCTTCAACCGATAACTTTGATAATTCTGAATAGTTCATGTCTTTTATATTTTAAGTTTTAAATTTTAATAATCATACTCCATATCTAACTGGCGTTGAAACAACTCAGCCTTTGCCAGGTCGTATTTCACCATACTAATCAAATCCTTCTCCCACATCTGAATATTCAACTCCCACGCACTAATTCCCAAATGGAGAGCTCTACTCTCTATGAAGTTACAATACTCATTAACACTCATACCACGCACATCAATTAGTTCCATATTTTTATTTGTTTTAACTCTCACTCTCAATTACCTTACAATATACAAAAAATATCAATTCAAGTCAAGCTTTTTTTGAATTATTTTTTAATTTTCTTTGGCGGCTTCAGCCCATTCCTCATTAACCATTCCCCAATAGTTTTTGTTTAAGTAGATAATATCGTATCCACTATCGTTTCTTTCTACGGTCACAATTCCTTTCTTAACCAAAGAACCCAATGCACCTCTGATAGATTTTGTTGGGATGCCAGTACATTCACTCAAATCATTTACATCCACATCAGAAAAGCCCGGTTCAGCGTATAAACAACTAATGAAAGTACTCAATGTTTTTTCTTCTAACCATGTGATATTCATAACTCTATTTGTTTTATGTTTAACTCTTATTACATAGTAAAGGTAAGTAATTTTGCTATAAAAGTCAAGTCTTTTTTAAAATATTTTTAAAATTTAGAATGATTCTAAATAAGACATAAAAAAAGAGGGTAGAAAATCTACCCCCCTTTAATTATTCACCACTTACTTTATTAAAATTTACTATTCAAATTTTAGTATTCTAAAATTGCGTAGTCATAGCTTAAAGTTAATTCTATTGATAATGGGTCATTTGAACTCCAATCTAATTCACCAAAGTTTGCTGACGTAATAAATGCACCTTTCAAAGTCCATTGTTCTACTTTATCACCAACCGGTCCTAATAAGTAGAAAGTGATATCTTTCTTATAGAAAGCTGCGTATCCATCTCTACCTGTTAGGGATTCATGTGATTGTCTAATCCATTCCATAACTTGCTGTGCACCTGATGGTACAATTGGGTCATAAAGAGTGATATTAATATCATCCCAAGTTGATTTACCTTTAATTTTTCTTTGTACGTTTATATGGTCTAATACTACCGGCTCTGATGTGTAAGTCGGTCTACTAGCCGTTTTAATCATATATGATTCTATACCGTTGATTTCCATAATGAATCTATTCCCTAACTTTGGTTCAAAGTTCTGGTAGAACATTTTATCAAATTCTAATACTTCTGGCATCTTATTTTATATTTAAGTTGTTTTATATAAATATCTATTTTTCAAATTATCCGTTAAATGCCGCACCAGTTGGTAAGATGTTGAAATCAATTTGTAAGAATTCAGCTGTCTTTGTTGGTTGTAAGTAGATAGCTCCTTTCATAATGTTTCTATCGATTACATCTGGTGTGTTATTTGTTTCATCCATTACTACTCTGAAAGCGTATAAACCTTGTCTTTGTTGGATTGCCTCTAAATAAGGGTTTACAATGTTTAAGAATCTATTTCTAGTAGTAGATGTATTTTGTTCAAATACCAAATACTTTGAAGTTGAAGCGATATACTTTCTAACAGTCAATAATAATCTTCTTACGTTGATTCTATCTAATGCTGAAGGTTTATCTTGTAAAGTTTTTTGTCCCCATACCACAATACCTTGTCCAGGGAATTGGCAAATTGGGTTTACTTTACCTTCGTATAAATCATCTCTTTCAGATTGAGTTAATCTATTCAATACTGAAACTGCTCCGATTAATCCACCTCTATTTAAACCGGCTGGTGCGAACCATTCTGCTGCTACTCTATCATTTGCTGCGAATACGCCAGGCAATAATACTGATGGTGGTACAGTGATTAATTTATTTGTGTTTACATCGATTGTTTTAACCCAAGGATAGTAAACTGCTGCGTAGTTAGTATCTACTGATTCTGCTTGTGTTATAGTTGCTGATAATGATGTATTTGAATTTCCAGCATCAGCGATAAAGAATGCGTCTGCTCTTTGTTCTACCATATCAACAATTGAACTCCAAACTGAACTATGGTCAGCTTTATTAACACCCGGTGCTACTACCATATTGATATCCCACTCGTCTGCGTTTGATAAAGCGTTAATGTGTTTCATATATGCTACCGAACCACTTGCACTTACAGTTGATAAATCAAAACCTTGTGTGTTTCCTGGTGCAATATCAGCTCCTTTGTAAATTGGAGTTAATGGAGATAAACCATCAAAACCTTCTTGGAATGCTACAACGAATTGTGCAGATGTTGAACCTACTGATAAAGAACCTCCGTTTGATGCATCTAATCCAAATGCTACATTAGCGCCTGAAGTTGCTCCGTTAGGAATTGCTTTTAAGTAGTTTTTGTTATCAGTATTACCATCTAAATCAATACCACCATATACAGTTGCTGATGCGCTTACGAATGTTACTGCTGGAATCAATGCTGAATTAGCAATTGATGCAGATACTGGCAATTTGTAAGCTCCGTGTCCGAATGGAACTGCTTGTACCGGTGCTACTTCGTTTAAATTAGCGATTCTAATATATTTTGAGTTATTCACCCAATCACCGCTTTCAGTAATTTTACCCAAAGAATCGATTGATAATTTTCTATCACCGATTACTCTACTAATAAAGTTAGGAGAATTAGGGTCTAAATTAACATTAGCGAATGTTTCTAATACGTTTTTCTTTTTATTTGTATCACCAAATGCTCTAACAACTAAAGTAAATGTACCATAATCAGTACCACTTACAGAACCAGCTGCTTTAATATTTGTAATACCAACTTTGATTTTTGTGTTTGCTACGTTACCTGCTCCAATTGTTTCAATTTGGAATAAGTCGTATCTTTCACCACTAATCAATTGAGATTGAATCATTGGTGTTAATGCTTCTTGTGCATCAAATCCAAAATCTTGTGCTCCCAATACAACTACACTTTGTGTAACTGCTGTAACACCAGCGTTCTTAAAGTATCCATATGAATATGCATCTTTAGCGCCAAAAGGAGATGAACCATAAGTAGCTTCAACATCATCAAAACTTACTACGCTTGATGATAAATTGATATATGCATCTGAACCACTTAAACTATCTTCAGTAGTTGAGAATAAAACTCCAACAGATGCTGATACTGAACCTGAATGAGCTACTAATAATAAAGGTGCTCCTGCTGTATATCCACCAACACCAGCTACTCTACAAATAGTTGCAGTTCCTGCTTCTCTTAAATAATTTTGAGCCGCTAATGGAGTATAATATGTTCCATCAGCTTTTCCGAATAATGTTTCTAATTCTGCTTGAGAATTAACAATTGTTGGCGTTAATGGTCCTTCTAAAAAAGGTCCGATAAAAGCTGCACCAATCTCTGCAACACCTTGTTGTAAGAATGAAAGGTCATTTTCTTTTGTAAATACGCCTGGTGATACTATTTTCTCTGCCATTGTGTAATTTTAATTATTTTATCTATTAAATTCTTCCTATAAATATAAATTTTTATTTCAAAACAACATTATTATTTGTATGTTGGTGAGAAATGATTGTATATTTGTGTTATTTCTGAACCAGCTAATTGTCTATTATAGAATAATACTGGTCCTATTTGACCCGTAAAGTAATAATTGTTCTCAGCGTAGTTACCACCAACCTGAATCATTGCTGATGTTGTGTAATCCTTTGCACCATTTGAAATAGTACCTACTGAAGAACCATCCAAATATCCAACGTTAGTTCCATTTAATTTAGCGGTGTATGCTACCATATACCAAACGTTTGTTGATAATGAGAATGTATTGCTACTATATTGAACAGTCGAACCTTCGTGTAAGAAGTATGTTCCACTACCATTTGAATTCAAATACAATGAGAATATTCTTGTACCACTTACATCTTGCTTATTAAAGAAGTTGTAATATCCATTTGCAGGATGTGATGCGAATCTAACCCAACTCACAACAGTGAATTCCGATGTATTAAATTGAGTGTATCCACCATTGATATTTGTTGTACCATCTTTATACCAAAAGGCGTTTGAAGCACCTTGCCACCATTTTTCTTTTCTAGTTGCTCCCGCATTATATGCCGGATTTGATTTACCACTAACACCTGCTGCGTTTGAAACACCTGCTGGTCTTAAACCCGTATTATATCCACTTAAATCCAACCAATCGGCAGTTGCCGTACCACTCGTAGATGATGCTTTTGATGGGTCTAAATACATTCTTAAACCAGATGATGGAATAAATGGTTGTGTAGTTGTACCTTTATTATGAGATACTAATCCGTTTGCTATATAAACGTCAGCTTGCTCTACGTTTACAGTTACAATTTCAACATCCTCTTTTATAAATTCAATATTAGTGATTTCAACTTCAGTTTCATCTTGCATAATCAACTTATCACCAAAAAGAATATCACCTATGTTTTTAAATTTATATTTACCGATTTCATTATCCCAAACATATAATGGGTGAGTTTCGGTTGCTTTGATTAATCCATTATTCAATGAAACATATCCTTCTGCGAAATTAAATGTTACATCGCTTACAATTACATTTTGAGTAGAACCTTCCAAAGAGTCTGAAAAATAGAATCTCCAATCAACTTGGTCTGATTCTGGGTCTTGAGTTTCATCCGGCAATCCTGCTGGCACCCAAGCCGTTAATTCATCACCAACATTTAAATCTTCAACATTTACAGATGTTCCATTTGCTAATTGAATTTGTGTTCCAAATAATAAACAAAAATCGGGTTGGTTAATTGTGTTATATACATCAACTGCGTATAATGTTTTAGTAGTTTCTACTCCATAGTTTGTTGCATTAATATTGAATCCATCTTGATATTTCATTGTCAATACTGAAGATGCTTCCGAATAATTTGCTGCGTTGATTGCTGCTGGAGTTAATGCGAATTTAGCAGGGCCTGTACCATGTGATGGTGAACCTACTGAAAAGTTTGCATTACTAAAAGAACAAGTATAGTTGTTAGTTTGTTGTTGTACTTTGTTGTAGAAATAAGAACCTGTTGATGAGAATGTAAAATTAGCATCTTCCGATGTACTTTCTACAATATATGTATAAGTTGGTACGTTTACTGAAATTGCATCCGTTGCAAAACTTAACACATTTACGTTACTACCAGCAGTTCCACCCGATAATTGTCCCATCGAAACCGCTTGAGTAGTTCTAGCTGAACCACTAACTGCTCTATGTAAATTTCCTAATGATAGATTAGTTCTTGCCATTATATTTGATTATGTTTTTATATATTATAAATATCTAAAAGTTTTTGTTTCCATACATCTTTATTAGAAAAGTGCTGAATCATCCAACTTTTAAGTTTTTCGAATTCCTTTTTACGGGTTTCGTAATCATCTTCACAAATCGTTTGGTAGGTCTGCTTAAATGTTGCCTCATCAATCGCTTTGTATTTATAGTCCAATGGTACACACCAATTTTCGTGTAATATTGGTAATTTCCCCCAATCCACAGCCTCAAAAATTCCATATCCGAAGGGTTCGTTGTTAAAGCACGAATGAGATATTCCCCAATCAAGCCCATAGAACCTTTCTTTATATTTGTAATCAAATTTGTAAACTTTGGATTTTTCGAACTTATATCCATATTTTTGTTTATAATATTTTGTAAATGTTTCCGTATTTGTGGAAATAAATCCTTCAATACCATCCATATATTCTACATTCTTTCTACCTTCCACTCTAGCTGCATATCCCATTTTTAATGAATGAGATAATTCTTTATTTTGAACAAATTGATATGAATTTGGAATTTGATATAAATTTTCGGTTTTATATGGAAAATTATATAATCCTACCCAAATTTTGTTTTTGATTTTATCAATCATTTCTGATTCATATTCCCAATTACCATACCAATGCAAATATTCTTCTTTTTGCATTTGCCCAATAAGAGATACCTTTGTTAAATTGTGGAAAACAATTGAATTAATCTTTTCCAAATTTTGGTGAATAGCTCTGGTTGGAGTATAATGACCGTGCAATATATGTATCCTTCTAGCACCATCTAATATTTTTATTATTTCATCTTCCGATGTTTCCCATATATGGTCTATATCAATCGGAAATTGTTCGTAATTATCAGGTTTTCTTCTATGGAACAAAAGAAGTGGTTTAACCTCCAAATGTGGTGCCACTTCTTTTATCCATTCAGTTACCCATATATCAGCACCGCTGTTGAACCAAGGTCCTCCAGCGGTGGTGTAGTAAACATCATACATTAAATTATAAACCTAATTTTGATTTTAATTCGTCAATTTGTTTTTGTTGTTCTTTGATTGCTTCAACTAATAAACCAACCATTTTAGAATAATCCAAACCTAAATGCCCATCTTCTCTTTCCATTACTACTTCAGGTAATACTTCCTGAACTTCTTGTGCGATAAGACCTGTATTAGGAGTTGTTTTGGTTACTTCGTTTACATCATCATTCCAAGTCCAAGTCACACCATTCAATTTAGATACTTTATCTAAAGCGTTTGGAATTAATTTGATGTTAGATTTGAATCTTCTATCTGAAGAAAAATATGCAGTAATATCACCCGTTGCTGTAATTGCTCCGTTGATTGTTAAACCTGCGAAAGTTGGAGTTGCTGAAGTTGCTACCGATTGTCCGATAGAAATTGTTACTGCGCCAGTTGCTCCACTTACACTAACACCCGTTCCAGCTACTGCTGAAGTTACACCGGCGTTAGTTAATGTTACCGAACTACCCAATGCAACTGCTCCACCACCACTTAAACCACTTCCTGCGGTTACAGTTACTGAAGAGTTTGCTAATTGAGCGTTTGAAACAGTTCCAGTCACACCACTAAATGCGATTTGAGATGAACCTGAAACTACACCATCTCCATTTGTATTTAAATATCTACTATCAAATGTTGTAGTTAATTGTGCTGATGATGAAATTACACCTTCTGCATCTAATTTAGTTTTAACTCTAGCATCAGTATAGTATAAATTTGTTCCTTCTGGTAAGCTTGTAGTTGAACCTGCTCCTAAAATAGTTGCTGCTGAAATACTTCCACCTAATGAAGTTGAAGAACCAGCGATTGTGATTGAGCTATTTGTTAAAGAAGAGTTTCCAATATTTGTTAAAGTATTAGATGCTCCACTTATAGTTTTATTTGTTAAAGTTGCAGTCGCTGTTGCGAATGAACCTGTATATCCTTCTAATGAACTCAATCTTGCGTTTTGTGCAGATTGGTCAGTTGCGATAGAACCCGTTTGAGTTTCTAATGCTGATAATCTCGCATTTTGTGCAGTATTTGTAGTGTCATTTGAACCTGTATAAGTAGCTAATGTAGAGAATTTAGAATCAACACTCGCAGTATATGTTGCTAATGTAGAATCTTTACCTAATTGAGAACCACTAAATGCTTCTAATGAAGTTAATCTTGCATTTTGTGCAGATTGTTCGGTTGCAATTGAACCCGTTTCGGTTTCTAATGCTGATAATCTAGCATTTTGTGCTGCATCCGTTGCATTTGAAGATGTATAGAATGATGCAAAAGCGTTATCGTTTGTAGTATCAACCGAATTGATTAACGTTACGATTTCAGCAAAAGTATCATAATTTGCATCTGCTGAAGCAAGGATTGCATCAACTCTACCTTTTTCAGTAGAAATTCTACTATCCAAAGAAGAACTGAAAGCAGTGTATCCTGTTGTAGAAGAAATAGTTATTTGTGCTGAACTACTAACTACTGCATCTGCATCTAATTTACTCTTAATCGTTGTATTGATTGAAGATGTAAATGAGTTTAATGCGGATATCGCTGTATTTTGAGTTGAGTTTGTAGTATCGTTAGAGCCAGTATATGTGTTTAAAGAACTCAATATACCAACTACTTGTGCCGAGCTACTAACTACTGCTTCTGCGTTTAATTTAGTTTTAACTCTTGCATCGGTATAGTAAAGGTTAGAACCTTCAGCTACATTTGATGTAGATAAATTATCAATTGTTGAATCAAATGCCGCAGATACTGCTGATAATTCAGCATCAGTTGCGTAAGTTGAACCTAAATTTGAAATCGTAGTTGAAATTGCGCCAGATACAGAATTTAATTCAGCATCAGTTGCGTAAGTTGAACCTAAATTTGAAATCGTAGTTGCTACTGCTGCAGATACTGCTGATAATTCGGCATCAGTTGCAAATCCATTTCCTAAAGAAGATGAAAATGCTTCCAATGAATCAATTCTATCTTCGTGATTAGAAGCAGTTGAAATTAATGCTGATACAGATGTATTTAAATTGGAAACATCTACTCCATCTACTGTACCACCTACAACAATATTTCCTGCTATATACGCATCTTTGTATTTATAAGTAGAACTACCTAAATCAAATGCGTTATTATTTG